CAATGCTGTGGGAGTGTAAGTCAGCTAATGATAAAAAGTTTAGAGAGTTTCAAACAAAAGGTGTATCAATAGCTAATCCTGTGTATGCAGCGCAGGTGGCTTTGTATCAAGCTTATATGCAATTAACAGACAATCCGTGTTTGTTTACAGTATTAAATAAGAATACAAGTGAGATATATTATGAGCTTATACCTTTTAACAAAGCTTTGGCACAAGAGATCAGTGACAAGGCAGTGTCGATACTAGAAGCCACAAAAGCAAATGATATGTTGCCACGGATAGCACAGTCTCGTGATTATTTTGCTTGTAAGTTTTGTGAGTTTCAGGATAGTTGTTGGAGTGTTTAAATATGGGGACAAAGAAGGTAGCATCGTCCCCATATACTTCAGCCAATGAAGTGAGGATAGTATAATGAACATTATAAAACTTGGCAATAAGAATAGGGATATGTCAGCCAATGAACTAGTCGATTTAATTAGTCAGAAAGTCCCAGCCAGTGTCCAGATAAGTACCTTGCGAGATACTTATCCACAAGGAATTGTTCGGGGTGACGTGTTCACAATCGGGTCACTGGACGGAGAATCTGGCAAATCATTAAAGATAGATATAAACCCGAACTCACCATATTTTATGAAGGGATCGGACTTCAACGGATCACAAGGTGTCGGTGGTATAGTTAAGATATTAATGGAAGGTAGGGGTATGCGCCTCCCTGAAATTAAAGAATTGTTCGGAAACTATCTGGATAATAACGCTTCTCCACCAGTTGATCAGGATATACCACAAGAACTGAGCGTGACATTTAAAAGAGCCATAGATGTCAATACACCATATGACTCCGAACATTTATACCTGTCTGGCGATGGTGAGATCCTGTGTCGTGTCAGAAGATATAACATGAAAGACAATGCAGGTAATCCTGTCATGGATAGTCATGGTAAGCCAAAGAAAGAGTTTAGGCAGTTTACAGACTCACCTTATCCAAAGATACCTGATGTAAGACCTTTATATAACATACCAAACATAATTGCTTCTGAGAAAGTCATATGGGTAGAAGGTGAGAAATGTGCTGATGCACTTAATGAACTAGGATACACAACAACCTGTACTATGGGTGGTGCAGGTATGTTATCTCGTAAGTCAGCTAGTCGTTTTGACTTCAGCCCTTTACAGGATAAAGAACTAATCATATGGGGTGACAATGACAATGCAGGTCGTAAGGTTGCTGAACTGGTGCAAGAACTGGCACTAAATGCAGGAGCCAAGTCTGTTACAACATTAACTCCACCAAGAGGCAAGCCAGAGGGGTGGGATGCAGTAGATGCCATATCGGAAAGCTTTGATGTACAACACTTCTTAAACACAACAGTTAAGCATACTAAACGTAATATAAATCTACTGGACGATAGTTTACTGGTCAGCAGGTTTGAAGGACAAGCACCCGAACAAAAGTTTTTAGTTGATGGTACATTTCCGTTGGCTGTACCGATTATATTTTCTGCAGCAGGTGATGCAGGTAAAGGTATGATGACACTTGATCTTGGTATGAAAGTCGCATCAGGTCAGCCTTTAGCAGAGAGTTTTGGTAGTACAATAGGTGAGTTTGGCAATGTTGTGATCTTTACAGCAGAGGATGACGAGTCAGAAATGCACAGGAGAATTGAGCGTCTGGATCCGAACAATTTGAGATTTTCGTACCAGCATGAGCTTCGTGTGGTCTCATTACCTAATGTTGGTGGTGTATTTCCAATACTTCAGGACACAAGAGATGGCTATAGCACCAGTGATGAGTTCGATAAACTTTACGAACAAATTCTGCAAATGAATGATTTAAAACTGATTATCTTTGATCCGTTGGCTTCTTTTGTTCATGCTGATGTAAACTCTGATCCAGCAGCAGGAGCTGCCTTGACTGGTCTTTTGGCACAAATCGGAACTGAAACTGGAGCATCTGTCGTTATGTGTCACCACATGACAAAGATTAAGGATGATACGATTATAAATACTCCTGAACAAGCAAGGTTACTTATCAGAGGCACGTCAGCACTGGTTGATGGTGTAAGGTGTGCTTTTGCACTGTGGCAGGTCGATGAAGCTACTGGTCGTAGACGTTGTATGGATATAGGTGTTGAATATCAGAGAAATAAATGCTTTGATGGAGCAGTAGTCAAATCAAACGGACCTGCAAACAGAGATATTAGGAACTTTATTAGAGATAGTTTTTCTGGATTACTGGAGGATAAAACTGAAGAGATTAAAAGATTACATTCTGGAAGTAATCGTCAGATTAAGAAAGATGCCCTGTATGCTTGGATTGCAACGTGTGAACGGGAGGGTAGAGCTTTGACTCAACAGTCAGGAGCGGATGCTATTATGCAGAGATTAACGTCAGATCGTGACGCACCACAGGTCTTGAACAACATGACACAACGAAGCATTGACGGAATTGTTCGGGAACTTATACAGGAAGCACGTATCGGGAAGTATTCTTTTACTGCTTCTGGTGGTCGTAAATGGCTTGGTACAACAGAAGGTGTAATGTCAACTGGAGAGTACGAAGCAACAACAGCTACAGATAATGTCTGATGGCTGGCAAGAGTAAATCAGCCACACAAAACTACAATGAGCTTCGTGCTTTGACCAAAAAATTGCTGAAAGAAGGCAAGAAAAAAGAGCGCAAAGGTGAAGATGAGTCCGAACAATTATTCGAAGACGATCCCAGAGCTGCACAAGAACAGGATTTTGGTCGAGTCAGAAAAAATTCTACATATGTATTTTCCAAAAATATTTTAAGTGATTTGTAAAAAAATTTATTTTTATGCTTGACTTGTATGTAATGAATACTATATACAACTATTATGAACTATCATAACAGGAGCAAGTAGATGAAAAAATATGTAGAAAATATGTTTAGAGTGACACAACATGATGGCATGGATGCCGAGGCTTTTTGTTGGGCAGTGTTCCCTGCAAAGTGGGATGACGAGAAAATATTTAGCTTTATTGATTGGGCTGAGTATCGTTACGACATGATGGTTGGCATTGGCAGAGATGGCTATCATGGGGGTGCAGGACAAGGCTACTCCAATGGAGCCGTAATCAAGAGATCAAAGACTAGAGCTTTGGTCGTACAACGTCATGCTTATGACGTTTAATAAGGAGGAAAAAATGATACAAGCAGACAATAAAATGACAAAAAAAATCTTTAGTAGAGAAGATATTAGAGATTATAAGAATGGTGTCAAAAAGGGGTTAATTGACGGAGTTATAAACCCTCGTGATGTCCCACCAATGTATTATGAGGGTTTTGAGTTTGGCAAAAAGCTATATCGAGATGTCTTAGATCATTGTGAAGAAAATGGGATTAAAATCACTAAGGAGAAACGTGATGGAAATAAATGATAAGCCATTGATGGCAAGTGAAATTATTGGTGCTATGGCTCAACCTAAAAGAGCTATGGCAAAATATCAAGGTGGGTCTATTGCCGAGGGTAAGATAAGAGAAACTCAATCTATGCTTGTCAATGCTCAAAAGTTTAAAGTCTCTAATCAGCTAATTGATCATGCAGGTGAGGCATCTATGTCTAAGCCTCATGTATTGCTTGAGATGATTAAAACTGCAATACCACCATTTAAGAATATGTTTATAGAATGGGATGAGCATTATCGTGTTCATCTTTTAAAAAATCTTTATCATAAATATTTACCACAATATGTGGGCAAGATTGAGGAGCCTACAGATTATCTAGATCGTATTGGTTATCATATATATGAATATAAACATCCTAGTGGGGATAGTTGGTATATGTATGATATGTGGTGCATGATTGATGGTAAGTGGTTTTGTTCCCCATTATCTTCCGTTGTTCGTAACGAAGAAGAATGGGATATGAATATAGCTTATTCTAATTATGTTTCTAAAGAGCAAACATCAAGAGAACTTCCTACAGATACTCGTGATTTAATGATGGATTCAGAAATATTTACTAAAGAAATGGCACATCAAAGTATTAAGATTATTGGGCATCCTTATTCTTTGGCTCATTTTAATAAATCAGATGAATTGTTTAAAGCAAAACCATTAGATAACAATCGTGAAGAATATAAGTTGATGCTTGATATTTATTCGAGGTTTACAACTGTGCAAAGTAGATCAATGCACTGGCTTATTCCAAAACAAAAGTTTTTGCAAGGTTGGAGTAATGAAGAGATGGAAGAAATCTCTAAAACTCATTTGCAATTGATCCAAGGTGGTGACGTTAGGTTTATCATTAGTGTGCTTTCCATACTTAATTACGATTTAATCGTCAAGGAGACACAGAAACCTGCAAGTCATAAGGTAAAGCACGTTAGATTTGGTAGAAGTGTCCCTACGAATGAATATAGCCTTTTAAATATAGAATTGCCCAAGCCTAGAGGTAAGACTGTCTATGAAAAGATATTCACGGGTCAAGGTACTCCAAAGAAGTGGCATATGAGACGTGGGCATTGGAGACGTTATCGTGATAGGCAAGGTAATGTCACTAAAAAGGTGTGGATTGATCAATGTGAGGCAGGCAGTAAAGAGCATGGTCAAAAGATCAATGATTACAATTTGCAAAAGAGTAGTTAAAAATGAGAACTGATTTAAGACATTTAAAAGAAACAATAAATCAACTTGAGAAAACCTTAAAATATCTTAAGTCTTTGAATTACTATGAGGATAATTGTCTAGAATGTAATGAAATCATGCAAGTCAGAAATTTCAATGGTAATAAAGAACGTAAGAGATATTGTTCTAAACTTTGTAGATCAAGAGCATATGAAAGAAGAAAAAGAGAAAGTAAAAAATAAAAAGCAGTTGACTATGCAATCAATACACTGTAACAATATCAATAACTATCATTTAAATAGGAGCAAGTAGATGAGTAGATATAAAGATCAGATGATAGGAGTAATGGAAGACTTTTACTCTTATCTTAATATTGATGGCATGACAAATGAGCAGGCTATTACAAAAATTAAAAAAGATCATGGTGAACATTGGGAAGAATATGTTCGTGATGAAATCAAAAGAGAGGAGCAGGCATATGACAGTATTGGTTAGAAGAATTGATATGGCATTGCACGTACAAGAGTTGTGTGCAGTCAATCATATAACTGTTAGCTATCAATCACTTGATGCTGAAGTACCAAACTATTATGCTAATCCTAGAAAAAAGCATATCCATATTAGACCGACTAAAAACACGGGATATTATGTGTCTGCTTTGCATGAGATTGGACATATACTTGGTGATAATCAAACTTACAATAATACTGTAAAGGAGAGGGAAATTGGTGCATGGATTTGGGCAATGCTTAATGCAAAAGTTTGGACGGATACGGCAGATCGTGTCATGTCGAGGGCTTTATCGTCTTATGGTGTTAGTGAAGAGGAAAGCAGGAACATCCAAGCACGTTGGAATCCCTGCCACAGAGACAATGAAGAACAAATCGCAGTTTAATAAAATCTTTATGAGGAATCTCATAAACCACATTAACAATGCAACTCCCACAAGGGAGTTGTCTTTGTTTGAAAAGGTGTATGTCAAGGTGGTCAAACTATGTCGAAGATGATCGTATACATCTGTGTAATTTGGATCTCTGCCACAGAACATAATGAAGGTATTACTCGTTGTATGTGGCACGAGAGCCAAGTTGATTATCAGAATATATCAGAGTGTCAAGATGCTTTACCTTACTCTATAGAGCTTCTAAGGCTACGAATTAGGCAGGAGTTTGGCACTGTACCCGAAAAGATATTTATTGAACCTAAATGTGTGTTGAGGTCGTAATGATAAGAAGAGAACCAAAGAAGAAG